CATTTGCCATTGTCTAATATATACTGTATACCTCCTATAATTTTAGTTTCTTGATTATTGTTCATGATATTCTAATATTGGTTCTTCAAAATCTTCTTCTAATAAATCTTGTACATCTACTGATACAGGATTACCTAATCTATCTGTAGCATTGTACCATACACGGTGTACTTCTACCGTTGGACCATACCCTGGTGTGCCCGGATCTCCATTTGAATCATACCATTGGTCTGGTTCTCCTGGATCATAAGAGTACTGTATATGTACAGTCTCTCCTGAATCAGTAATAAGTTCTATATCTCTCATTACAAAAATCTTAAGGCTGACCCTACATAAACAAACTCTTGCCCACACTCAGTGCATTTAGCATTAGATTCATTACGTAATAAGGTTGGCATGTTGCAATTAGGACAAGGTGTATCACCTTCTTCTATATATTCTTCTATTGCTTTTCTAGCATAACTGTGTATCATAGAGTCATGAACACCTTTATAAAAAGTGTTGTCTGCCTCCATTTCATTTTGTTGCTCAATAAAGAGCTCTTTCATTCTTCCCATAGTTTACTTTTTTTGACTGTCCATCCAGCATCTACTGCTGCAATAACTTTCATACTCTGAAAGCTTACCACATTGTAGACACTTATGAACTTTATTAGTTTTAGTTTCTGTCTTTTTATCATCCATCCAACTCCATTCTTGAATACTCATCTTAGTTTTTTAAAGGATTGTAAAATTTAATTTTAGAATTGTCAAAATCTTTCAAAGCATTGGTGACCCATGTCTCATCTTGTGTACCTGTATAACATAGTATATGACATACTGCTGTTTCAGATGGATTAAGTCTTAGCAATCTACCTATTCTTTGTGAAGATTTTCTCTCATTACCATATGCATGCATAATAATACCTTGTTTAAGGTTTGGAATTGTAACACCTTCTGATAATTGTAACACGCATGATAACTTATCAATTCTACCATCAGAGAATAATTCTAGATTCTCTTCTGATTTTGCATTACCAGAGTGATAACTATGCTTGCATAACTTATCTGCTTGTTTTTGTGTGTTAGCAAATATAATGCACTTACTACCTAAGTTAGAAGTTAATGATTTAACATAATCTTCTTTAGTAGAATAATCCATCAATGCTTTCATTCTCATGATTGCAGCAAATTGTCTTTGCTTTGGTGTATTGGCATCTGCATAACGCTTTGTAGAATAACCATAATCCAAAAATTCTGATGTCCACCAAAAACCTCCATTTTTATTCTTCTTCTTTAATGTCTTAAGTTTAGACAACTGTAGTTGATGAACAAAAATTTTATAGTTGTTTAGTATTTTAGAATCTGTTGCATCATCTACACTAAATGTAAACTTGATAGGGCAATACTTTTTAACCATTCTACCTTTTACAGAATCAGCACGCTTTGGTGGTGTACCTGTTAAACCTAATATTTTACCTGTAAATACAGACAAAAATGGCTCATGTGATTCTAATAAGCTATGACATTCATCTAAATAAACTATATCATAGTCATTTGGATTCTGTTTGTTTATAGATAAATATGTTGTAAACGTTATATGTTTAACTAAACCTTCTAAGTTCATTTTATCTAATTCATCAATCCAAGACTGGGCTACTGAATGTTTTGGTATTACTACCAATGCTTTTATGAAAGGATTATAGTTTCTTTGTAAGTGTTGTATAGCAATTCTTGTCTTACCTACACCCATAGATATGCCTAAACCACATCTTTTATGTTGTGCAGCTATAGATAATGCATCTGCTTGTACTATTTCTCTTTTAGTCATAATTATTACATGAATTTTTTAATTTTTTAGATTTATAAAGGTGCACCCTACAGGACTTGAACCTGTGACCTTTTCATTATGAGTGAATTGCTCTAACCAACTGAGCTAAGAGTGCTGGTAGCCGGAGTGGGATTTGAACCCACACGGACATTGCTGTCCAAAGGATTTTAAGTCCTTCATGTCTACCAATTTCATCATCCGGCCAACAGTGATCCCACAAGGACTTGAACCTTGAACCTACAGCTTAGAAGGCTGTTGCTCTATCCAATTGAGCTATAGGACCTGATGATCAAATTTAAATCCTCTTTTCAGAAAAACCTAATTCTATAGCCTCTTTTGGATGTTCTTCTATCCACATGTGACATGACCTGCATGATGATAGCCAAGTGCTAACCTTTAAATGATATTCTCCACGTCCTTTCTTATGATGTACATCTGTAGAATGTAACGTGCAATTGTGCAAAGCTGCTTGACATATTGGATTCTCTTCAAGAAACTTACGTCTAAGTTTACTGTAAGCTAACTCAATAACTTGCATTTTCTTTGACTTTTGCTTAATGGGTTTTCTCATTAAAGGTTTAGCATCTGAACTCTTACTTTTGTACCAGCAACTTTTGCAATAACGGCTTCCTTTATCATTTTTCCAGATAAACTGTTCCGTATTGCAATTGTTACATAGTTTCTTTTTTTGTTGAATCATGCTTTCAACTTTTTCTGATTGTCATTTGGACTTAAAGTTAAGTAATTTGCTGGTAATAAACCCTTTGACATGAATAAAAGTATCACATCTTCATATACTATACCTAAATCTTTAAAAGACATTGTGTTATTATAGTCTTCTAAATACTCATCAACCGGTATAGATATCAAGAATTCAACTGATTTACCTTTAAATGTTCTTTTAAAGTAGTTGTTGATCTTTTTACTGCAAATCATTTGTTTCCAGGCATTAATTTCCCTTTGACCTCTTCTCCAAACTTTAGAGATTCTTCTTTTCTTATCCCAATGTAATTTTTCAACCTCAGCTTTATCATACACGTTTAACCCATGTAACACTCTCTTAAACAAGAAGTGTTGGTATGAATTTAACTTGGTATACTCAAAGTTGTTAATAATTGTAGGTGGATGTAACTGATATTCATCAAGTATTCCATAATAGTGGTAACGTTGAAGTCTTTTACTTAGGAGATCTTTACTTTCATTTTGTTTTAGTTGTTTTAATTGTTCTTGAGATAGCATACATATAGTTTTAATTTTTATTTAATATAATTCTAGATTTAATAATAAAAAAAGGGACTATCACACTATTTCTAGTGGTCAAGTCCCTTTTCAGTCATCCTTCAGAGATGTTTATTTAGAGTTCAAATGTCTCTTCTTCTTCTACTACTAATTCTTCTGCTTTCTCATCAACAATTTCATCTTCTACTTTTTCTTCTGATGAGTCAAATCCAAATGCCTCAGCTGTTGTAGCTTTCTTTGGTTTTTTCTCTAAGTTAAATGAAGTTGAAGCGTTTGCTTCTTTTATTGCAGCACCATTATTATGAGCTAACAATACATCCTCCGCTGTTGCATCAGCAACAAAAAAGGTTTTCCTATAAATAGGTTCTCCATCAACACAACAGATAATACCTGTATCACCTGCATACTTTAGGTCTCTATCAGGATCATTAGTTGAAAATGCATCAAATTGTTCTTTGATGATGATTTTACCTGGTAATGTTGTCATAGATTCTAAACCAATAGATTGTAGATCTTCTAATTTACCATGTAATAATGTACTTATGTTTGATTTCTTAACCCAACCTCCATTACCAAAGGTAACTCTGTCTTGTTGTAATCTTACATAACCGTACTCTGAACTTGTGCTTGATTGGCGGATAACATTTCCCATGTCATCAGCAATGATGTTTACTTTACTTTGCATAATTTTTGCTTTTTAAAATTTAATAAAATGTGTGAATGATTCTGTCTATCTTTTAGACATCATCTGGATGAAAATACGGGTCCTCCAATTTCTCTGAACTATCTATCTCATCTAAAGATCTAGAATCTTCAATGATCCTTTCAGGATCTTCATCAGGTTCTTTCTCTTGTGTTCCAGAAAATTGATTGTAAAAAGGATTACCCACTTCTTTGGTATATACTCCACCTAAACCATTGAGGTCATTTATCTCATCATCTGATAAAGATAAATATTGCTCAACTGAACATTCTATTATGCGTCCATTAGGTAACTGTATTATCATTTTATTTGCTAAGTAAGTTTAACAAAAATATGATAATTTATGTATCTAATATAACATAATAAGGATGTCTTTTATTATTAGGAGTAAAAAGTCTGCATATATATAGCTAACAGGTTATTTTATTATTAGCTTTCTACCTACTCTTTTAATATAATCTTGGTCTTTCAGTTCTTTTATCAGTCTCTTTGTGGTTCTTTGACTTATATTTAAGTCATCCGCTAATGTTGATATAGAAGGAAAACAAGATCTTTGTTTGTTTGCATAACATGCTAAAACTGAGTATAGTGCTTTAGCTTTTATTGATAAGTCTGGTGACAATATAACCTCACGGCTAACTACACCAAATCTATAATTCTGTGACATGTTTAGACATGATGATCAATAAAGCAAAGTTATGATCTACTTCATTACTTAGTTCATCATCTCTCATACCGTATCTATCATTCATCATCTTACCAAAAGGTATTGACCTATCACTCTTTAACCACTTGTTATACTCACTGGTTAATAATTCACTAGTTATTGTTGCCATGTCTTGATTTTAAATTGATATTTCATTGATATCAGTTCCATTAATTTCACTGAATAATTCTGTTTGAACTACTTTATTAAAGAAAGGGATAGTCTTTTTATCTACTACCTCAATGTCAAATGTATTAATTTTTACTGACTCTTCTTTTATAACCTGGTTCTCTACATCATAATAATAAAGCATTACCTCCATATCTATATGATACGGATCAAACCCATCACTCCATGAACCATCTGATTTAATTCTACCATAGACATAACCATCCATAGTACCAAGACCTTTATCAATTAGGACATCCCATTCAAAGTGTGAACCTGCATGATAGTTTGGTGGTTTTACTTTAACAATATCACCTATCTCTAAAGTTTTAATTTCTTTATAAGATAAAACACTGTTTAAAACAAAACTCATATGTGCGTCACTTAATCCTTCATTAAGGATATTCATGATATGCACAATATTTTCAGGATTAGACAACTTTGATTTGTTGATTATCCCATATATAATTTCTTTAGTTGTTTTTTCTGATATTACGTATGTTGTACTTGTTCTTCCCATTGATTTAATTTTAATAAACATAGTGGGCCAATACTAATGATTGAACCCACTATGTTAGGTTACCACTAACCATATATGCTGTGTATTTCCCTAGCCTTACTACCTAGTAATAATATATATAATAATACTGGTGTTGTTAGGGTGTCAGGTGTGGCACTTTTAATTTGTTAAACTTGTTGTTTTATCTCCAATGACACAAATGGGATAAATATAATTACAGAAAAATCTTTTCCATGATAACCAAGGTCAACACCTATTCCTATACCAACTAATGGTAGAAACTCTATGTCAAACTTTGGTAGCATACTTACCCTTGGTAGATAATAATATACTATAACTGCTAATATCAATACTGTAAAGTAAGATAACATAAGTCCCATCCACACTAATGGTGTAGATATGAACCCATCATTAAATACGATTGCTGCAAATGTTACTGTTGCTAATATAGGTTGTACTACAACGAATATTATTTTAATAAGTGATCTAAGAAATTTTTTCATGGCTTTATTTATTATAGGATTGACAATAGTTTATATATTCTACCATAGAGAATCTTTTTACCTCTATTAGGTTGTTGTCCAAGGCCAGTGTTCTTAACTCATTATTGTTAATTAACTCTGCGTTTAAATCTTCCATTAGTGGTGATTCAAGTTCATTACGTTTGATTACGAAATGTTGTTCTCCTGTAAATAGGTTAACTGTTGGACTTTCAATGTTAGTATACATTAGTATACCAATTTTGTTGTTGTGCTGAACAAATTGTTCAGGATTAATGATTTTTACTTGCATGGTTTTGTGGTATTAATTAATAAAAAAAGGGATAGACTATCTACCCCATTTAGAACGTTTGTGTTTTTTCTTGGATACCCAATAGTTTTTCTTGGCCCAAGCTTTTTTGTTTTTTGATGTCCCACATCTATTACGTGTGGATCCACATGATTGTAATACTGGTCCTCCAATAAAGAGTAATAGCATTAGATAAAGAAACTTTCTTTTCATAGTTTAAGGATTAGTGATTAAGTTTTTCATTTACGTCTTGACCAACGAATATTGCTGGTAACCATCCAAAGATTACTGATACCCCTATGGTTGCACCATGGCCAAAGCATTCTTTAAATGTCCAAGTATCTTCTAGATACCATACGATTGTATTTATAAATATTACAGTTAGGATAAATGTTGTTACTGTTGCCAACATGATTTTAGAATTTTTCATTTGATTTAATGTTAGTGGTTAAAAATAACTTAGAGTGCTTATCCATTATTGGCTGACACTATTACAGAATAGTCAGTGGTATTGCGTGACTCATTGCTCTAAGCTTTTGATTTTAATATTGCGGGTAATATGATACTATTCCTATAGAGGAAGAGACAACAACTACTCATGTTATATTGTTGAGTGTAATTGTTACTCTTGTAGTATTGTTAGCTATATTTATATATATAGGGTCCAGTTATTATTTTAATGGCCTTAAAGGTATATTATATGGCTTATATGATGTCATCTTCATTGTGCAACACCCAAATAAATAATTTTTACATAACTAATTACTAATTATTAGTAAGATGCAGAGATTAGTTGGGGAGCAGAGGTTGATATTGGAAGATGAGCAGAAATAGAGGTAAAGAATTGGTTAATGTAACATAGGAATTGTAACAATGGTTATTATAATGACCGTGCTTTTACACACGGCCATTAAGATTATACTGCTTCCACCCACATTAGTGTTGTGAGTTCTCCGGTTCTCAGGTCCGTTACTGCATTATCTGACATACGGAATCCAGGCATCTCTTGTCCAGGCTCTAATTTTTTCATTAGCTCTTGGATTGTTGGATGATTAGCTCTCATTACCAGATTGGTTTCTGGGTCTATAAGAGATAATTGACCGAAGGTAATATTACCTTGAGTTCTACTACCCACAGCAAGACCAGCAAGTGTAGTCTTTTTGTTTGTGATTGGTGTTGATGTACACTGAATCATTGCTGAGCCTGTTGACTCATTGATTTGTACTTTTCTGAAGAATACTGACATAATTTATGAATTTAAAATAATTATGGATACCACTTACATACGGGGGTACCCTATCCGCAATAATTAGCTGGGGAGCAGAATAGTAGATCCTCTTCAGAATGCCAAACACAAAACTTTTACAATACCGTGGGGGGTACAAAAATTAAAAATAAAATTTTTTTTAATCTGGTGAAACTGGGAAATATGGAATTTAATTTTCAACCCTCACAAATAATTTGTATATTAATTATATAAACGCAACTAACTCTATAATTTAAGATATGAGTAAAGAAGAAGACGGGAGGGAGTATGATCCTATGGAAGAAATTAAGAAAAAAGAAGCTGAATTAGATCAAGTAAATTTGGCTTATGACAATTCATATAAAGTTCTTACAGGAGAAATTGATTTCCATACATTACTAGAAGATTCATTTAAGGATGGGGATTCTGCACTGATGGCTTTTGATCCGGATTCTGGCCCTTTACAAACTGAATTAGAAGGAATGATTGCGTGGTATATTGAATCAGAGGAGTATGAAAGATGTGCTATGCTGAGAGATATACTAGAAGAAAAGTTTCCAAGCTTACTAATAAACCAAACCAAATAGAAATGGGAAATATATTACAAGACATGATTAGTATGCTGACTAGAAAAAAGTCAGTGATACCAAAAGCTGATGATTACATTGCTATTGCTAGATACGCAAGTACACAAGAAAGATTAAAACAACATCCTAAATTAAACTCTGAGCTTACTACGTTAGCAGATTTAAAAAAGTTTACATGTGGTAACTCTGTTAATATAGGGTCAGATCAAACTATAACCGGAACTAAAACTTTTTCTCGTATAGTAATAGTTTCTGAAGATGGTACTAAGTGGGAACAAACTATTAGTAATGATGGAGTAACTCAATACAATAAAATATCTTAGGAAATGGCAACACCAAGAAAAGGAAAGGCTAGAGTTAAAGTAACTAAATCCGGAAAGAAAGTTAGTTACGGACAAGCTGGTAAGGCTAAAGGGGGCGGACCAAGAGTAAAGCCTGGTACTTCAAAGGGTGATAGTTATTGTGCAAGAAGTTTAGGAATTAAGAAAAGACTTTCTGCAAAAAAAAGAAATGATCCTAATACACCAAATAATTTATCCCGTAAGCGTTGGAAATGCTCTGGGGCAAAATCAAGAAAGTAATGGCAGCAAAGAAAAAAAGTACAGTAAACAAGGCGGGCAACTATACTAAACCTGCAATGCGTAAAAGACTCTTCAACTCTATTAAAGCAGGGGGGAAAGGTGGAGCACCTGGACAATGGTCTGCACGTAAAGCTCAGATGCTTGCTAAGCGTTATAAAGCTAATGGTGGAGGCTACAAAACTAAGAAGTAATGGCACTACCAAATAAAAAATCAAAAAAGAAATCAGCTTGTTGGACTGGTTATGTCAAGAAAGGCGTGAAGAAAAAAGGTGGCAAGATTGTAAATAATTGTGTACCTATTAAAAAGAAAAGGTAATGGCAAAAGCTAAATCACAAAAGAGTTTAGACAAATGGACTAAACAGAAGTGGAGAACTCCTTCTGGTAAAAAGAGTAAGGATACCGGAGAAGTATATGCACCTTCTAAGACTATTGCTAAACTTAAAAGCACTGCAGCAGGAAGAAAGAAGTTAGCTGCTGCTAACAAGAAGAAAAGAGCAGCTACCAAGAAAGGTAAGCAACACGCAAAGCATGGCCTTCATAAAGGCAAAAAGCGTTAAATGAAAAAATAAAATAAATATAAAAGGGCCTAAACTTTTTTTATTTAAACTATTTATATATATATTTGTATAAATTACGTTTAATAATTAAAAAAAGCAAAATGGCAAATTCTAAAAACCAAAATCCATTACAAGACCAAGATCCTACTTTATCTAAAGAGGAAATGGCAGCACGCAGAGAAGAAATTACTGCATTCTACAAAGACAACATTCCTCATTTAGAAGTACAAGCAGAATATGAAATGTTACTGGCTACTATTGAAAAGTCCAGAGCAGAACGTATGCAAGCTCAAATGTTTATGGCTCAACAATATGCTTCTCAAGAAGAAGGGTCTAATCCAAACTCTGATGAAGCTAAGGCATTTAAACAAGCAATGGAGGAAGCTGCATCTAAAATAGAAGATTAACATGAAACTTCTAAAGAAAGGTGATAAAGGGCAAGATGTCAAAACACTTCAAACGGCATTAAAGATAGCAGTTGATGGTCATTTTGGACCATTGACTGAGAAAGCAGTAATTAGATTTCAGCTTTCTAATAACTTTCCTGTAACAGGAATAGTTGATTCTCCTGTATGGACACTTCTTTTAAATAAATCTATATTAGTATTAGATGAAATAGATGAGGATAGTGATATTTCTGATGAGTATTTTATTACGGAATATAATCAAACTATTCACAGATACTATTTACCTAAAGGTGAATATGTTAAGGGACCTATAACTAATGAATATATATTTCTACACCATACGGCAGGTAGAGAAAACCCATACAGAACAGTTGATCACTGGGGTAGAGATAAAAGAGGAAGAGTAGCAACAGAGTTTGTATTAGGTGGAAGAAATCATAGAACAGGTGATACTGAATATGATGGTGTTATGGTACAAGCATTTCCAGAAAAGTGCCAGGGGTGGCACCTTGGAAGAACTGGATCAGGATGGATGAATAGACATTCTGTAGGATTAGAAATTTGCAGTGCTGGATACCTTGATGAAGATCACAAAACATACTTTAATAGCAAATGTGCTGATTCTGAGGTTATTGAACTAGAAAAACCTTTCAGAGGTCATTCTATATGGCATACTTATTCGGAAGAACAAATTAAGGAAACTGAAAAGTGGATTAAATTTGTAGCAGAAAGAGATAATATTGATATTAGAATAGGACTTCAACAGTATATTCATGAGCATGGTGCACATAAAGCCTTTGGATTTCATGAAGATGCTTTCTATGGAAAGGTAAAAGGATTATTAACACATACCAATGTAAGGAGAGATAAGTCTGATTGTTATCCACATCCTGACTTTGTAGATATGATAATGAGTTTATAATATGGCTGTAGTAAACAAAGTAGATATAAAATTAAAGGTTGATATTAATCAAACAGTTAAGTATCAAATACTTACGTATTGTTTTTTTAATAATATCCTGTTGACTAAAACAGATTTAGATTTTTTAGCAGAATTATCTTTTAATCCTAAAATTGAGATAGCTAAGTTTTGTAATCTGTTAACTGAAAAAGGTATATTTAAAAGTTCTCAATCAGCTAGAAATGCAATTTCTAAAATAGAAAGAAAAGGACTATTAAGTAAAATGGGTACTAATAAAAAAACAATAGTCATTAATAAAACAATCAATGTACAAACAAGTGGTTTAGTTTTATTGGATTACAAAATATTAGGTAATGAACCCAAAGAAGCATAATGAGTTTAAGAAAGGTATTGCTGAAGAAGTGGGTGTACACTCACAGTTAGTTGATGATTTTATAACATTTTATTTTAGTAGAGTAAGGAAAAAATTATCATCACTTGCTCATCCTAGGATTTATGTGGAAGGATTAGGTACCTTTTATCTTAGAAAAAAGAAGTTAGAACATGCAATTAAAAAACAAAAAAGCATGTTGGGTAATGTAGCAAAGCGTACCTATAATGGATATGCAAAAAGTGAAACAATAACTTCAAATATTAATGAGATGGAAAAGGCTCTTGAAGTAATTAAAAATGATATCTTAAGTAAGAAAAAGTTTAGAGGAAAATGAGCAAGATAAAAAAATACTTAGATGCCTTTAAAAATGCAGGAAAGATTGCAGAAGGAATAAAGAATAATGTATTTAAAAAAGAACATGTTGAAGCTATAGCAACTGAAAGGTTTCAGATCTGCATAAAATGTAGTTTGTTTGATGCTAAAGGAGATAGTTGTTTAGCACCTGGAACACAACCATGTTGTAGTGATTGTGGTTGTAGTCTGGGTTTTAAAGTAAGATCTTTATCTTCAGAATGTCCAAAAGGTTTTTGGGAATCAGTTACTACTGAGGAAGAAGAAGAACAAATATTTGAAAAAATTATAAAAGATGAAAATGCAAATTAATTACATATACAAAGACACAACAACAACAGTAGAAACTAACACAGAAGGTTTGTGGTGGTATACTACTACAACACTATAATTATGGCTATTATATTTAAAGAAGAGGGTCATTCATATGAAAGTATAGATAATGACTCTATTAATTGGTTAAGCGTAACTTCTTTTATTGGTAAATTTAAACCTAAGTTTGACAGAGAAGGACAAGCAAAAAAATCATCTAAAAACAAAAGGTCCAAATGGTATGGTATGACTGAAAAAGAAATACTTACTGCATGGGACAATGAAACTAAAAGAGCTATTGGTCTAGGTAATTACTACCATGATCAAAGAGAAGCTGATATGCTTGATTTTAAGACAATAGAAAGGGATGGTACACAAATACCTATTATCAAACCTATTACTAATGAGAATGGTGTTAAAATGGCTCCAGAGCAAAAGCTTAAAGAAGGTATTTATCCAGAACACTTGGTATATTTAAAATCAGCAGGAATATGTGGACAGGCAGACTTAGTTGAAATTGTAAATGGTTATATAAACATATATGATTATAAAACCAATAAGGAAATAAAAGAGAAAGGATTTACTAATTGGGAAGGTATAACAAACAAAATGTATAGTCCTGTTAACAATTTAGATGATTGTAATTTAAACCATTATAACCTACAACTCAGTATTTATGCGTATATTATTAAAAAGCACAACCCCAAACTTAAGATAGGTAAGTTGGTTATACAGCATGTTAAGTTTGAAAAAGTTGGAGATGATGATAATGGTTATCCCATTACTAAAATAGTAAATGGAGAACCTTCATTAGAAGGTATAAAAATGTATGAATTACCATACTTAAAATCAGAAGTAACATCACTAATAATGTGGTTAAAAGACAATAGATAATTATGAGCAATATAACATTAACAAAAGTAGCTGTAAGAGTAAGTTTAAGTAATGGTCAACCTTATAAAGAATATGTAGAAGCAGGTAGTTATCAAGATCTTTATATAGATGCAACTTGTATAATGGCAGCAACCCCATACTATTCTACACTTAACAAAGGGGTTATGAACGGTTTGGTTTTATTAACTTTAAAAACAGGGACGCAGATAGTAGATCCATCACCTATAGTTGTTCAAGCAAACTTTCAAGATATTAAGGATATAATGGATGCAAATAAATAAATTATGCTAGTAAGACTATTTGACGTACAAAACAGTAAAGTAATTCCAACAGAACATTGCTATGCTTTACCTTTTCTAAAAGCAATTATGACTGAATATCCTGATACATACTTACAGGTTTATCAATATATTTTTTATATGAGTTGTCCTAATCCTGATATGAATCCATTTTTTAATTTACCTGAGCATGAGAAAGAAGATATTATAATTGAAGAAGTAAAGTTGGAGGAATCACCAGAAGATGGAAAGATAAGATATGCTCTAGACATGTGTAAGAAATTATATGAAACACCAACATACAGAGCTTATGTAGGTATAAAATCCATGTTAGATAGATTAGGTAAGTATATGGAAGTCACACCTATAGAACATGGTAGAGATGGAAATATTAATTCCATGGTAAATGCAGCAGCTAAATTTGAGAATATAAGACAATCATACAAAGGAGCATTTAGTGATATGAAACAAGAGCAAGAAAGTTCAGTGCGTGGAGGTGCCGGATTAGCTTATGATCAAATGTAAAATGAAAGTACAAGAAAAATGGCTATTCTGTTATTGGGATGAACCAATATTTGAAAAGGAAGTAAAAAAAACTAACAATACAAAAACTAAAAACAATGGCACAACAAGTAATACCAATAGGAAAAAAGATTCTAATCAAACAAAAGGAAGCTGAACAGTATTTTAAAAATACTACAATTATGATTCCTTCATCTGCACAAGAACAAGAAAATATAGGAACTGTAGTTGGTGTAGGTCAAACAGTTTCAGAAATAAAAGTGGGGGATGTTGTACAATATACAGATCATTGCCTACCCGTACCAATGAAGCATGATGAAACAGAACACTTGCTTATACAAGAAGGAGATATATTTGCTATTCTGAGAGATGTATAAAACCATTCCTACATATAATAATAATAAGTGGGAAACAACAGAGTTTGAAGATAGAGAAAGTTTTATAAAGTTTTTATTGGATATATTTAAGGAGCCTGGTAATTATAATTTTACCAGTATGTCTAAAGAATTCAATAGTGAAGCTAAAACTTTTAATAAACTTGGCTTCTATTGTGATAAACCTTTTAGATCTAAAGACTTTATAGCATATTGGGAAGATCAGAAGATTAAGTGTAGAGAAGGTGTGATATATAAACACAATGGACTTACATGGTACCTAACACGTGACTACTACATGTGGCTTAATTTTTTACCCATATATGATAAAGAAGAGAAAAAATATGGTTTTGCTAAAGTGCGTGATGCTCAGTATCATATGGCTTTGTATGAAATACTTGCAGAGTTGCATTATCAACACTCTGCAATATTAAAGAAACGTCAGATTGCATCTTCCTATTTTCATATGGGAAAAATAATTAATACATACTGGTTTGAAGAAGGTAGTACATGTAAAATTGGTGCATCATTAAAAGATTACATAAATGATAAAGGTTCTTGGAAGTTTTTAGATGAATACAAAACATTTCTGAATGAGCATACTGCATGGTACAGACCAAGTAATCCAG